GGAACGTGGGTGACCGGGAAGGTCAAGAGCGTCACGGACAGCGCGGCGGCGCTCGGCGCGGCGTTCATCGCCGGCATTCAGGACGGGATCTCAGCCGCGCTCGTCGGGTTCTGGAAGTGGCTCCAAACAAACTTCGTGGACAAGATCCCGGGCTTCGTCAAGGATCTGCTCGGCATCAAGTCGCCGTCCTCCGTGTTCGCGGAGATCGGCCGCCAGGTGGTCGAGGGCCTGCGCGTCGGCATGGAGTCGCGGCTGCCGTCGATTGACGACGTCGTCGCAAGCGTGGTCGGCCGTCTCGGCGGCGCCGGCGGCGAGCTGGACGACTGGCTCAAGGCGGCGATCGCCGTGACCGGCGTGGGATCTGACTGGCTCTCAGGGCTCCGCTGGCTCGCGATGCACGAGTCTACCGGCAACCCGCGAGCCGTGAACCCGTACGACGTGAACAACATCCTGAACGGGCCCGGCCCGCACGCGATGGGGCTCATGCAGACGATCCCGTCGACGTTCGGCCACTACCGGGACAGGAATCTCCCGAACGAGATTTTCAACCCCATAGCGAACGCGGTCGCGTCGATCAACTACATCCTGGAGCGGTACGGCTCGATCGGGAACGTGATCTCCGGCTGGGAGCGTCGCCGCGGCTACGCAGCCGGCGGCTGGGCCGGGCTGAACGGCCCCGAGCTCGCGTGGCTCGGCGAGCGCGGCCCCGAGTACGTGATCCCGAACGCCGCGCTCGGAGCGGTAGCTTCGTCCACGCCGATGCAGGCGGTCAGCATGCCGATCGTCATCGGCGGGCGCACGGTCGAGGAGCTGTGGATCACCGGGCGCGACCTGGCGATTCGTAGAGGTCGGGTGCCGGGCGCCGGGGCTGCCGCGATGGGGAGCCTGGGCTGATGCCGCTGCCGGCGCTGTACAGGCCGAAGGTCTTCGTTGACTGGACGGCCGACGGCACGTTCACCGGCCCGGCCGACGACGTCACACTCGACACGGCTGGCGACCCCGGTATCGCCATCGACGCTGGCCGCGACGGCTCACGGGCGCTGAACCCGCCGAAGGTGCCGAGCGTCAGCTTCGAACTCAGGAACGACCATCGGCGCTACTCCAACGAGTACGCCGGCAGCGCCGTGTATCAGCGGGTCCGTCCAGGCACGCCGCTCCAGATCGTCGCCAACTACGGCGAGTCGAGAGCGTACCGCTCGCCCACGGCGTACCGAGCTGACGTGCCGTATCGCGGGGTTGCGGTCTGGACGCTGGCGAAAGCCCGGCTCGACGAGGCCACGCAGAACGCCGTGCTCGGCCAGCAGCGCGTCCGCATCAACGGGCTCGGCGCCTCAAGCGTGCTCGTCGGCAAGGCGGTCACCATCCCGTTGCAGACCGCGATCAGGACCGACCAGGCGGTCGCTCTGGTGCTGGACGCCGCCGGCTGGCCGGCAGCAGCCAGAGCGATCAGCCCGGGATCCACGACGCTGCTGTACTGGTGGGCCGATGCCAGGTCGGCGTGGGATCTGCTGGTCGAGCTCACAGCGTCTGAAGGCCCGGGCACCATGTACGAGGATGCCGACGGCACGTTCCACTGGGAGGGCCGAGGGTACCGGTCCTCGACAGCCAGGTGCACCACATCGCAGGCGGTGTTCGGCGAGACGGCAGCGCAGGGGACGAAGCCGTACCGCGCAGCGGCGCTGTACCGCGACGACGCGCGCTACCGTGGCTCGGCCGAGGGGCTGTACTTCACGGCGTTGCAGTACCAGCCCGGCTGGAAGTACGTGTATGCGTCAGCCACGTACCCGACGCGGCGCCGGGCGGCCGGGACGCCGGGCACCGTGGTGTGGCAGTACGGCGGGAATCTCACGGTCGCGGCTGGTGTCTCGCAGACGCTGTTCGCCCGGCCAGCCGACCCGTTCCTGGCCGCGATCACGCCGGCAGCCGTGACCGACTACGCGTTCACTGGTGGGACGCCCACGGTCACGCTGACCTACGCAAGCGGCGTGCTCGCCATCATCGTCGTGACTGGTGGCGTCGGTGGCACGACCATCACCGGCCCGGCCTCGGCTCCGACCGCCGGGATACAGCTTCGGGCGACGCCGCTGCCGGTCGCGTCCGAGACGCTGGCGACCTCGAGCATCGACACGACCAGCTCAGCCACGGCGTACGGCGCCGTGCAGACGCTCGCCGTCGCCGGCTGGCCGGAGATCGACCCGGCCGAAGCACAGGGCGTCTGCAACGCCTGGGTCGAGCGGTACCGCGTCCAGCGGCCCCAGGTGACGATCTCGGTTCGCGCTGCTGACGCTGCGCATTTTCACGAGATCGTCGCTCGGCAGGTCTCGGACCGCATCACGCTCCGATCCGAGAACACCGGCGTCGAGGGCGACGTCTGGATCGAGTCGCGCGAGATCGTGATGGCCGGCGCCGGCGGGCGCTATCTCGAAGTGATCTGGCAGTGCGAGAAGGTCGATACGCTCGTCGGCTACGTCTGGGACGGGGCGACGAGCTTCTGGGACGGCGGGCCATCCGGCGAGCCGGGTGCGCGCTGGTCAAGCTGAGAGGAGGAATCACCGATGTCTTTGCCCGCCAACTTCCCGGTTTCATTAGACAGCCTGGCGAACCCGGGGCCGACGACCGAGACCGACGACGCCGGCTTTGAGCTCGACCTGGTCGTCTCGCGGATCCACACGCTGATCCAGGCGCTCGAAGCGAAGGTCGGGATCGGCGCCTCGACCCCGTCGGCGGCTGGCGTGCTGCGACGGACGACCGGCAGCAGCACGGCGTGGGGCCAGATCGCGACCGGCGACCTGGCTGCCGCGGCCATTCACACCATCCCGAACGCCGTCACGATCGCCCCGGCCACCATCGCGTCGACGGCGTTCGGGGCGATGGCTGGCAGTTCTCTGGTGATCACGACCCAGGGCGGCCCCGTGCTGTTCCTGCTCTCACTGTTCAGCATGTATCACTCGACGACCGTGGGATCAACGACCGCCCAGCTCTGGGAGGGCGGCGCGAACGTCGCTAACCTGATGCTCGGCGACATCAACTCGACGCTGGCGCAGCACCGCATGGGCTACGCGTGGATCGCGCCGACTGTGGCTACGCATACCTATGAGGTGCGTTGGAACAGCTCCACCGGCCAGGCCAACCACGGCGGCGGCCTGTTCTCGGCGATCGAATTCAAGAAGTAGGGGCCGAGCAGATGCACGTCACGAAGCGAGTCGACCTGGTGCAGCTCGGCCACGAGCTCGACGCGGCCACGGTGCCGCACAACGGGCTCGGCCTCTCTGGGACCGAGACCGACGGCGATCTGTACACGTTCACGGCGACCGGGGAGGCAGAGGAGCTACCGCCGGCGGCCGTGCCGGTCGTAGACGCCCACGTCGCCGCGCCCAGACTGATCGAGTTCGCGAGCCGCGTCGAGGTCCACGCGATCGTCAGGACCACCAGCGCCAGCGTGCTGGAAGTGTTCCGGTTCGCGTGCGACGTGAAGCACGTCTACCAATCGACGCTCACCATCAGCGGCGTGGACGCAGCGAACGGCGCCACGAAGATCATGGAAGGTCGGTTCGGGTGGAAGCGCTGGGCGGCGGGCGCAGTGGTCATGGGGGTGACCGTGGTGTCGGACATCCACGACGCGGCGGCGGCTGCGTGGGCGCCAAACTTCCACGTCGAGACGAACGAGGTCGTCTTCACGGTTCAGGGCGCGGCCGGGCGCACGATTGACTGGCTGCTGGTCGGCTCGGTCGATGCGTACGCGCCGACCGGGATCGGAGGGTAGCCGATGGCCTGGACTCCTCCGAATGACCCAGTGCTAGGCGAGTCGGCCGGCGGCCGTCCTCTCGCGGCGCCGTGCATGCTCGGCCTGGCCGCGCGCATGGCACGCTCTGGAGCAGTACAGTCGTGCCGCTTGCGACGGTGGGACCAGGAGATCCTTCCCGCAGATCCGGCAGGTGATCGCCAGCTTGGGCTTGCGGCCGGCAGCGTTGCAGCATGCGCGCGAGCAGTACTTCGTCCTCAGGAAGATGCTCGTCACGACGCGTCCGCAGGTCGGGCACAGTCGCTTAGGCAGCGATGGTTTCGGGTCGCCGGCGTGCTCCCATGCGGGGATCTGGCCGGCGCACATCCGCTTGATCTCGCGGAACCGAGGCTCGTCAACCAGGATGAGCGGCATGCCGATCTGCGCCTGCGCGGCGGCGATGATCTCGGCCTGACGGCGATTCGCCCGCATCCATCCCTTGACCTCGACGTAGTACGTCCCGTCCACCAGGAAGTCGGGCGTGTAGCCATGCTCCGATCCGTCGTCCAGTCGGATCACGAAGCGCGTCGGCTCGTACTCGTACGTGTGCCCGGTGTGAAGCAGATAGCGCGCGTAGTTGGCTTCCCAGCGCGAGCGGCAGAAGTGGCCGAGGTCGGGACGGAAGCCGCTCAGTCCGACACCCGAGTTGCCGTGCACCATCGCGCCGGCGGCCGGCTGGCCGCGCATGCTCACGCCTCGGCACGTCTTCGAGCAGAATCGGCCACGCTTGCCGCCGTAGCCCGGCGGCGAATAGACCGGTGTTCCGCAGGTTTCGCACGGCACATAGCGTTTCGGTTGGGCGGCGGCGACACGCTGGCCCGCGAGGGCATTCGCGCACGCATGGCCGCAGTAGAGACGCTGTTTCTGACGAGCCTCAAAGAGGTTTCCGCATCGCTGACAGGTGAAAGTAGCCATGCCAAAGTATAGCACATTGGCGGTGGTTTAGCATGCCTTGGACACCTCCGTCTGACCCCGTAACTAGTACTGTAATTACCGTCGCGTACGCCGTCGCGAACCTCCTGACGCAGATACGCTGGCTGCGCTTGATGACCGGCAACGCCGATCCGCCAGGCACCGGCTACGTCGTGACGTCCGACTCGGTCACTGGCACGTCGTGGAAGACTGGCGCGACGGCGATCGCCGGCGTGCTCGGCTACACGCCGGTCAACAAGACCGGCGACACGATGAGCGGGCTGCTCGCGGCGCCGGGATTCCAGGCTGGCGCGTCCGGCGTCAACGGCGGCCCTGGCGGCGTCAACGGCGGCGCGGGCGGCGTGACGGCCGGGGCTGGCGGGTACAACGGTGGCTCGACGTCGGTCGGGGTGCCGTCGATGCTGGGCCTGAGTGTTGGCGCAAGCGGCATCCTGGTCAACGGCGCTAGCGGTGGCGTCACCGTCACCGGCGGCGCCGGCATCAGCGTGAGCGGCGGCGGGGGCATGAGCGTCGGCGGCGGCGGCTACCACGGCGGCTCGACGAGCGTCGGCACGATCGCGGCGCTCGGCGTCTCGGTCGGCGCGACCGGGCTCAGTGTGACCGGCAACGGCGGCGCGCTGGTCTCCGGCACCGGCGGCGTCAATGTGATCGGCGGGCCGATCCAGGGCGGCGTCAAGACTCTCGGTGGCGATCTGAATGTGATCGGCATCAACGTCGGCGCGCACGGCATCGCGTCGGACGCGGCGATCTCCTGCACCTCGATCACGCCAACGTCGTACCTCGGCGGCTCGCTCGCAGCCGGCACCCCGTCGATGCTCGGCGCGGCCGTCGGCGTCAACGGGATCGCCAGCCGGGGGCCGCTTGCGATCGGCAACCCGACGCCGGTGACCGTGATCGACGCCGCCCGCGTGGTCACGCCGAGCTCGTATGGCGGCGGGTCGAAGCTGGCCGGCGCGCCGTCGTTCTTGACGGCGGTCGTGGGGCTGGGCGGGATCTTTTGCGACGGCCAGATCGCGTCAAACGCGCTCTCGCCGGTCATGCCGTTCTCGATCCTGTCGCAGGTCAAGGTGACGAACCTGCACGCTGATATCCTCGACGGCTCGCACGCCTCGACGACGCCGAGCGCTGGTGCTATCCCGATCGCAGACGCCAGCGGCACCCTCGACGCCTGGGTGACACCGTCGGCGCTGGCCGGCGTCCCGAGCGGGGTCGGCGCCTGGTGGTCAGGCGTGGCGGCGACCATCCCGGCCGGCTGGACCCGCGCAACCGCGCTGAACGGGCGCGTGCCGGTCGGCGCCGGCACCACGTTCGGCCAGACGTTTGTCGAGGGGACTCCCTACGGTACCGCCTGGAGCCACTCGCACACGCAGCCGGCGCACGCGCACGCCGCAGCGTCGCTGGGCGTCGGCGGCACAACCGGCGGGCCGAGCAGCACCGGCACCGGCGGCGGGACCGGCGCGTCGTTCGCGGACGGGAGCCACACGCACGGGTCCGGCGGGCTCGACGTGAGCGGATCGACCGATGGAGCGACTCCGACGACCGACGCGACGACCTGGCTGATACCGATGTTCGCGGTGGTGTGGATCGTGAAGAGCTAGCGCGATGAGCGACGACGAGAAGCGGACGCCGAAGCAGTGGACCGAGTACCTGTCGATGGAGTCGAACCCGGTCACGCTCGACGAGTACGTGGCCGGGTGCGTCTCTCGGCTGCTCGGCGCGCAGATCGAGGCCACGCTGGCAGCTACGCACACCGAGGGCATGCTGGGCGCGCTCGACGACTTCGCGGCAGTCATGGCAGAGAGAGCCGGCCTGCCGTACGCGAGGTCTGGCGATGCCCGCGCCAGATTGGCTCGGGACCGCGCAGATGCCAGGGCCGAGCTGGGCGCGGCTGAGCGAGCTGCGCTCGGCGAGCAGGAGCAGCCGTGAGGGATACATCCCGATGACCGAGATCGAGGCCTTCATCCGGGGGGCGTGCGAGGCTCGTGGGATCAACCCCGACATCGGGATCAGCGTCTGCAACACCGAGGGCGGCGTGACCGAGCCAGCCCGGCTCGGGGACTTCTCGGGGGCGCCGTGGTATTCGGGGAAATCTTGGTACGCCCTCCAATTGCATTGGGGCGGCAGCGGTACGCCGTACGCCGCGTGGGGCTCGACGGCGGGCATGGGCAACGGCTTTACGACGCTGACGGGCTGGCAGCCTGGCGACCCGGCGGCCTGGCGCGACGCGGCTCGTTATGGATTGAATAGAGCCCGGATCAGCGGCTGGGGCGCCTGGTACGGCGCGGCGAGCATCGGCATCACCGAGTTTATGGGGATCGACCGCCAGGTCGTCTGGGATGCGAACGCGGAGCTCTGGGACTTCGAAACTGGATCTGGGGCGCCGCTGCCGAAGGTCGTGTACGTCCCGAGCGAGCCGCCGCACCCCCAGGACTCGGACTTCGACTGTAGCCAGGACTCGACCGAGTGGGCGCTCTGGTCCGTCGGGCGACGGCCGACCGACCAGTGGCTCACGCAGACCATGATCGCTGAGGGCGTCATGAGCGTCAGCCTGGGGCTCATGGACGCGTCCGGGGCTGGGCTGGCGGCGTTCATCACGCGGCACTACGGCGCGGACGGCTTCGTCGGTACGAGCAAGGGCCAGGTGAGCTTCGACGAGCTGATGATCGGCTGCGGGCGCTACCCGATGATGATCGGCGGGAGGCGCTGGGGCGCGGGCGGGCATTGGTCGGGGCTCCGAGCGTACGACGGCGGGCAGGATCTGCTCCTGCTCGCCAATCCGGCCGCTGGCTATGTCGGGATCAACCAGACCATGACCCGCGAGCAGTTCGCCCGTCTGGGGCCGTTCTCGGCCGTGGCTCTGACGCACCCATCC